CTCGTCGACAGTGATGTCCTGCGTGATAAAGCAGTACCGCGCATCCGACCCGCAGGGGTCTTGGATCATCGGGTCCATGTACACGCTGAACGCGTTGCGGATGCGACCGATGCGAATATCCTGATCGAACGTGTCCTCGTCGCAGTACTCCGTCAGCAGGCGGATATACCCCTCGCCGAACGTAACCTGATTGTCGCAGGCCGTGTCGTACGCCACGTCAGCGTCAGACATGTACTCAATGTGCCGCACGATGCCGTCGAAAATCTCGGCAACCTCGGGGTCGGCTTGATCGTCGGCAGGGATGACCTTGCCGCTGGGGCGGTTCTGGCGCTGCTCGTTGGTGACGTTGCGGACGTGTTGCGGCAGTTTGTTGATCGTCAGGCACGGCCTGGCGTTCACCGTCTGGCCCTGCACGCTGCCGCGCGTGGCAAGCACGTCCTGCGGCCACTGCCAGTTGTTGTCCGGGCTGCCGGCCATAAACCGCAGGTCGTCCAATTCGGCCTGCCGCGTGAGCGAGAACGCCGACTGCGCGGACTGCATCCGCGTGCGCATTTCTGCCAGCAGTTCAGACTTGTCCGAGCCGCCGTCGGCTACCCGCCGAGCCCCGTTGATGCCGTCGTCGCGTGCCATGTTACTTCTTGCCCTTCGCAGGCGCCTTGGCCATGCGCTGCGTGTTGTACGCCACCGCCACAGCCTGTTTTTGCGGCTTGCCGTGCGCCATTTCGGTCTTCACGTTCTTGCGAAACGCGTCCTTGGACGCGGATTTCACCAGAGGCATGTCATTTCCCCTTCGGTTTGGCCGTTTTGGCCGACTCTTTGAACGCTTTGGCGGTCGGTGCGCCAGGAGCGCCTGGCTTGCGCATCTTTTCACCGCTTCCGGCAGCAATGCGCTCGCGCTTGGCGTGGATGTTGGCGTAGAGGCCGGGTTTTTGCGGCATGATCAGCACTTCCAGCGTTTCAGAGCAGCCTTGGCCCGCTCGCCGTCCTTGGCTTTCGCGGCCACTGCTCCCATTCTCGAGCAAAACGACGCTTTTCGGCCCTTGTCGGCCTCAGTCTTCGGGTTCGGCGCCGGCGCCTTCAGGTTCGACCCCGTTTCGCGGTTGTACTTCTCGCGGCCTTTAGCCGTCAGGCCAGCGCCCTGCTTCGTGGGCAGCTTTTCGCCTCGACCAACGCTCAGAGACACCGACTTTGCCATGACAGACCCTCAGTGTGCCATCCACCCGGCCGACTGCATGGCTCCCCCGTGCGTCGTAACCACTCGGTGCTGGCTGCGCGGATTGTACTCCCTGTGCGCCACGGGAAACGCAAACGTCACCGCCAGTGCGTCAGCAGCATCAGGCGAAGCCAAGCCCCGGGCCTTCATCTGCTCCTTCGTCTCCAGCGCAATCGCCCCCGACGAATTCGGTCGCGTCCTCGGGCCGCACAGGTCTTTCTTCAGGTTCCTGTCGTCCTTGATCGACGCCGTGCGCAGCCACTGTTTCATTGCGCCCCACATCTCGGCCCGCTTGTTCTGGTACGCCTTTTGATCCTTGGCCTTCCAGCCGAAATTCACCCCGCGCACCTTATACCGCTGCTCCAGCAGTCTGTCCAGCACGCCCGCGCCTAGGCCGCCTTCGTCAATCACTGTCAGCACCGGCCGGAAATCCTCAATGGCCTCAATGACGTGCCCCACCACCGTCATCGTGTCATCGCCCCTGAACCGTCGCACTTCGAGCAAATCCCGCCCCCGTCGCGCCACGATAATCGTTGCGTCCGCCCCGTACCGCGCGGGGTCCACCCCCAGCACCACGGGTGCCTCCGGGTCGCGCATCGGGGGCCGCTTGCCGGCTTCTTCTACCAGCCCCAGCGGGATGAACTGGTATTCATCCGCGCCGGGAAACTCGCCGTATACCTCGACCATTGCCTGCGGCGAATCCTCGCCGTACTCGTCAATAATCGCCTGGTACACGCCTTTATCAGTGTCCTCCACCGTTCTGGCGTCGATGTTCTGCGTCTTCCAGAAGTTCCGCTTGGCGTTAAAACACTCGAAAAAATACCCCGAGTTCCGGCGCGGGTTACTAAACGCGCACCAAAATCTGTGCGGCGTGTTTTCCGTAAAAAACCCCGCAGCCACGCTCCAGATACTGTCGGGGATACCCGAGGCTTCGTCGAACACGACCATCATGCCGTCGTCGTTGTGCGCGCCAGCGTACGCGTCGGGATTCTCGTCGCTCCAGAGTTTGCCCTCCGCGCCCCAGTAACGCGTACCTTTTTTCAGGTCGCGTTCCACCAGTTCCGTCAGCCACTTTGCCGGCACGATACGCGTTGCGCTGATCTCGAACCAGTGCGAGTTCATCAGCATCGCCAGCCACTTCGTGATTTCGGCCCAGGTCACGCTGCGCAGCTGCGCTTCGCTGTTCGCTGAGACGATCACGCTCGCGCCGATCCGCGTACTCAGCATCCAGAGCACGAGCCAACTCACCAGCGCGGACTTTCCGATTCCTCGGCCAGAGGCCACCGCCAGGCGGAATACCTCGTACATATCGCGGTCGCCGTTTTCTTCGATGTGCGCCCGTATCTTCCGCAGAATCTCCCGCTGCCACTTTCGCGGGCCGCTGCGCTTTTCCAGCGGCGTACCCTTTTCGCCCCAAGGGAACACGAACATCACGAACGCTTCGGGGTCGTCGCGGAGCTTTGCGCTCCACAGGCGACTCATCAGCGCCTGTTCTTCTTGCGGGGTGTATTTCGTGGTCTGCACGCAATTCCTCGGTTACACCGGGCCCATTTCCGCCAGAGCCTGCGGCGCCAGCCGGGGCCGTATTTCCACCGCATCCTCTATCGCTTCCGCAGCACGCACGCGCTTCTCGGCCATCTCCAGAGCCGCAGTGATACTGATCGACTGCGCGACGTCTACCTGCACCTGCTGCTTTGCTACCCAATCGTGGCGGTGCCGCAGGAACTCCAGCGCCGCCTTCGAATCACCGCCCTCGGCCGCCTCGTACAGCGTGCGCGACATCGTCATCTCGCTGTCGGCGCGGCCTTTCATCTCCGCGATCTCCGCAATCGGGTCCATGAGCTTCAGCCGGGCCAACTCCACCGGCAACAAACCCGCAGCCAGCGCAAGCGAATCTCCACGCAATCCCAGCTTTGCGCCGTCGTATATGCGCTCCAACGTCGCGGGCGTGGCTTTTAGCTCTCTGGCAGTAATGGGGAGGTCGCGGAACATGTTTTGGAGCGTAGCGATGGCGCGAGTGTAATGCAGCGCAAAAAGAAAAAATTTGTCTGGGGCAACTTACGCGGCGTTCAAAAAATTTGTGGGGTGAAAAAATTTGTCTGGGGGGTCCGTACCATTGCCGGGCCGTCGCTCGGACCCCGCCGGGGCTAGGGGTGGGGGGGGGTCATACCCCGGAGGGTATCCGCTCCCCGGCCCCCGATACCCTACCCCGTACCGTATCCCTGCGCACCTGGGCGGGGGCTATCGCGCAGCCCCCGGGCGCCCCCGGGCTCGATCCCGCGCCATCGGGGGGCTATCGGGGGCCATGGTCGAACCATCGGGGTCGACACTCCGGACACTGCCCCCCGCTGCCCCCCATCGCGCGGGGGCTATCGGGGGCTATCGGTAGACTGCACCCCCCACTAGTGTGAGCGTAGCCCCCCACTGCCCCCGGCATGATCTCGGGGGGTCGGGGGGCTATGGGGGGCATAGCCCCCCGCATTCCCCCCGACAAACGTACAGCGGTAAACCTATCATTGAACCCATAGCCCCCCGTAGCCCCCCAAGAGGGAAGCCACCGTTTTTCTCTGCCCCCCGATCTAGCCCCCCCCGCGTTTGTAAGGTTCGCGTAAGGATTGGGCGCGACACTGCATTCACTGGCTGCACGGTGTGGCCGATGAAGGAGATCATGATGATTGCAGTTGAATTTGGAATGCTGATTGGATGCCTGGGCGTGCTCGTGGGCGTAATCTGCTTGGGCGTGATGTCTGACTGGTAAGACCTTAGCCGCTCGCCCCGCGTGCGGGGCTTGTGGGTGCGGTTAGCACCGATAACGATAGGAGTGATGACGATGAAACCCCGACTTACTGACGCTGAACTCTGGAGGGCCACGGTTGAAGCGGAAGAGCGCAAGTCTGACAGCAACTTGCCGCTTGACGCGCGCATGCGATCGTTTGAAACCTTCACGCAGTGTTTGCGTGAAGCTCACAAGCGTAATTACGACTATTCGAAATTGCGCGGTGCCGCTAATGCCGAACTGCTGCGAGAACAAGCCCAGCTCCGCGCCCTGAGCTGGCAGGATTCGCGCGTCACGGCGCGACTGGAGACTCTGCATCGCCTGTTGTCGTCAGATTGACGTCAGCCTAGCCCCCGACACTATCCCTGCCCCGAATCGGGGCGTTCACTGGAGATAGACCATGAAAAAAACCGCGTTTTACGCCCGCGCCCGCACCGGGCGCAAGCTGGCCGGCATTGCCCTGCGGGCTGGTGACGGCTGGGCCTGCGATCAGGCCTTGGAGTACGCCCGTAGCGGGCATGTGGGCCCGGATCTCGGGCCGTGGCTCGATTGGTATTACGGGCGCCGGGATGACATCCCCGGCGTGTCCTATGGCGCGCAGATAGAGGCGGACCGGGTCATGGCCCGCCGCATGGGGGTCGCGTAATGCACGACACCCCCCTGACCCTGCGCGATGCGCTGTTCGCCTGCGCGCTGGGCCTCGCCCTAGGCGCCTTGGTGGCGTTCGGCCTGTGATCCCCGCCACACCCCCCGCAAAGCCCGCAGAACGGCCCGTGTGGCCGTTTCCTGCGCGCCTGCTGGACTACCCCAGCCAGCCCCCCTGCGCGCGCCCTGTGCCGCGCTATAGCCCGCCGCCGCCGGACACGCCGGCGGCTTTGTTTTGAGGATCCGCCCCATGCCCTTAATGTTCAAAAATCTTGAACGCCCGCCCGAAGACCTGGCGCGCGGCCTGGCTGCTGCTGCTGCGGTGTTCGAGCGCGCCGACGTCTCGCCCGAGGTGGCGTACCGGCACGCGCTATTGCGTCGCGACGGGCTGATTTTCTCGCCGCCCTTGGTGCGCCTCTGGTACGCAGCAGAGGATGCCGCCGTGCGCGCTGCCTGCGGCTCCTGGCGCGATGCGCCGCTTGCGGCTGCGTTGGAGTTCGAACCGTGAAAATATTGATCGCCTGCGAATACAGCGGCACGGTGCGCGATGCTTTCCGCGCGCGCGGCCACGATGCAATGTCCTGCGATCTGTTGCCGACAGATGTTCCCGGTCCGCACTATCAGGGCGATGTGCGGGATGTGCTGGGCGACGGTTGGGATCTGATGATCGCGCATCCGCCGTGCACATACCTGAGCGCCAGCGGGATGCACTGGACGCGGCGCGGGTTGCGAGATCCGCAGTTGACTGAAGACGCCTTGGCGTTTGTGCGCCTGCTGATGGACGCGCCCATTCCGCGCATTGCCGTGGAGAATCCTGTGAGCGTTATCAGCAGCAGGATTCGCAGGCCCGACCAGATCATCCAGCCGTGGCAGTTCGGGCACGGCGAGACGAAGGCGACCTGTCTGTGGCTGAAGGGACTTCCGGCGCTCAAACCGACGAACGTTGTAGACGGACGAGAGGCGCGTGTTCATCGCCTTCCGCCCTCAGCGGATCGCTGGAAGATTCGCAGCGCGACATATGCCGGCATAGCCGCAGCGATGGCCGCTCAGTGGGGTGACGCATGATCGCCGCGCTGATCGCGATCCTGATCGCGCTCCTGCTGGCCCTGCTGCTCGATTTATAATGCGCGCGCCGGCCTGCGGGCCGGTCGTCTGTCTCCTCGGGCGGAAGCCCGTTCAGCCCCCGGTTGAGTTCGCTCCCGGGGGCTTTTTTTCAGTCGTCGGCAGTGCGTCGGAACGCGTGCACGGTCGCAGTGTGCGCCGTCTCCGCAGCGTCCCGCGCCTCGGTTTTTGTGCCGCGCCAGTCTGGCGACAACCAGATATGACGGCGCGTGCCATAGCGTTTTGTCTTCACCAAGCCAACGTCAACCCACTGGCACTCAGATAGCGCGTGAAGCAGCGCAGGCACGTTGAGCCGGACATTCTGCGGCGCGTGATCCTGCAGCCGGTCCACGACGGCCTGCCACGGGCCGCACGCATAGCCGTGCCGGAATTCCAGCGCCTTTTTCTCGATGCGCTCGACCAGCCACGATTCCGCGCCCGTGCGCGCGCTGCCGACCATGATCGTTTTGGCGTCGGTCCACGGCGGTGTTGCGGCCGGATTGAACTGGCTCACGTCACGCTGGCGCAGATACGCCGCACCGGCCTGCAGCCCACCGGCCTTGAAATAGGCCCACAGGGCAAGCGAATCATGTTCGCGCATCCGTGGCGCATCGGTCCACGTCACCCACCAGCGGCGATCCTCCGACGGAATTGCAATAGCGTCCCTGTAGTTGGTCATGCCTATGACCAACGATTGATTCACGACCGATATGGGATGCTGCCCCTTACGCTGCACCGTCAGCAGTTCTGGCGGCGCGGCCAGGATCGGCTTTAGCCGGTTTTCCAGCGCGCGACGGTCGATAGCTTCGCTCTGCCGCAGTTCATTGAAAATGATCACCTCGTTTTCAAGGAAATAGCCCCAGACCTGCTGCAGCTCTGCGGCCTCGACGCTGGTGCAGTTGGTTTTGTTTTCGCCGCCGATTGCGTACAGGAGCGGCGCGATCATCGAGTCTTTGCCCGCGCCAGGCACGCCGCCGATGAGCAGCGCGTGATTGATTTTGACGCCGGGATGCTGGACCTTGTACGCCATCGCGTCCAACAAGTGCTGCCGCTCTGCAGGGTCCGAGATCAGCCGCTCGACGTGCGCCAGCCACGGGCCGGGATCGCCGCCCACGCAGTCCGGGCGGGCGTTGCGCCACTTGTTCCCGTAGACCTGCCCGACGTGCTCGCACAGGACCGCGCGCCCAGGTGCGTAGGTGATGCCCTGCAGCATCCGGCCACGCATCGCCGCGCGGTTTTCGTCGTAACTGGTGGCCGCCTCGACCCGGCGCGCCCCGCCTGATGCACTGGCGTGGATGCTGTGGCACCGGACGTGCCTGTACAGCGCGTTGAACGAATTGCGCGTGTATTCCACGCACTGCTGGATGTCGAAATACCCGTCGTCAGGCACGACGTAGGCAAAACGCTTGTGCCACTCGCCGACCTCCAGCAACGATGGGTCGCGCTCGTCTGCTGCGGCCTGCGCCTCGGAATGCTCCTGCGGCTCCGGCCCCGTCGGTTTCGGCGGCTCCGGCTCCGGCTGCTGCGCAAACACGCTGGTGCGTGGCGCGATCCAGGCCCGTGCGTCCTGCCACGACGCGAACCCGCTGTCCGCAGCGTCCCAGCCGTCTGGCATCCCTGCCGGGTCGATGACCTTGACCTCGGGGCACCGCTCGGCCAGCATTGCTGCCAGGCGCTGCATCGTTGCGATGCCCGCGTCGTCGGCGTCGGGCCACAGAAGCACCTTGCGCCCGTGGACGTGCCGCCAGTTCGCCCGGCTCACTGCCTGACCTCCACCAGGCCACGTCGTCACGACGTACGGCCCCGAGATCGCTGCCGCAGCGTCTGCGGCTTTTTCGCCCTCGACGATCAGGACCGGATCGGCACTGCGTGCCTCCAGTTCCTGTAGCCGGTACAGCGGGCGCGGAACCGGCCACTGGCCCATGCCCCAGCCCTGTCCGTCGTACGTCCACGGCACGATCTGCTTGCGCTGCCCAGGCGGGTCGTACCGGGCGACGTAGCCCAGTACCTCGCCGTTGCCGTCCCAGTACGTCCAGCGGGCCGACGGTGCGCCGTATGCCGGGTGGATGCACTCGCAGTCCGCTGCCGCCTCGGGGACGGGCGTGACCACGGTGCGCTGCGGTTTCGTCGGTTTCGTCGGTCGCACTGGCGGCTCGGCCGTGCTGCCGTCGTCTAGCTCCCGGTACGCCTCGCCGGGCGTGAGTTCGTGGATCGCCGCGTAGAGCGAGATCAGGTCGCCGCCCCTGTCGCTGGTTGCGAAGTCGGCCCACCGGCCGCTCAGCAGGTTGACGGAGAGCGAGGTGCCCTCGCCGCCGCTGAGATCGCCGCAGACCCATTCGTGGCCTCTGCGCCTGCCGCCGGGCAGCCACTGCGGGACGAGGGTTTCGCTGTTGATCAGCAGGCGCTGCGCGAGCGCAGAGAAGTCGAGTTTCATGCGTCCCCCAGCAGCCTGACGGCATCGTCCACACTACGGCAAACCCCGGCCACGCCACCCGCAGCGCGGATCTGCTGAAGGAACTCCTCCTGCCCGGGGCGCATCCTGCCGGTGCGGCTCTTGACCTCGATGGCCAGCGTGCGCCCGTCTTTCAGCGCGCCCATGATGTCTGACATCCCGCGCTGGGTGTTCGCCCGGATATAGCGCACTGACCCGTCGCGGTTGCGCTCCTGAAACGTGCCGCTGTTCTGCCGCCAGGACATGGCGACTTTCGGGTGGCGCTTGAGCAGCTGGAGGATCGCCCGCAGGATCTCGGCCTCGCTCGGCTGCCGCTGCTCTGCCGGTGCCGGCTCGCGCTTGACGCGTTTCGTGGGCTCTGGCGGGATGTCGATCTGCCGCACCGGCTTTCCCGACAGGGCTGCGTACAGCGCCTCGGATTTCTGGTGCGCGAGCATCACCTCGCGTAGGGTTTTGCGGCCTCTCATCGCTTCGCCTCCGCCCTATCGATCTCGGCCTGCAGTGTCGCCACCGCCTCTTTTGCCATCTCCAGCACTGTGGCCAGCATCACCGCATCGCCTAGACAGGCGCGGATCGCTTCGTTCTCATCGCCGGGGCCGAAGTCGCCAGAGTCAACCCACTCGATGTCGTGCAGGGCTTTCGCCACCAGCTTCAGATGCTGCGCAAACGCCCTGCGTTCTGGCGTGTCTGCGGTGAACTCTGCGTATTCCAGCCGGGAATACAGATAATTCATGCTGCCGCCGCTCATGCTGCCAACCTCCAAAAAACTGCGGACCAAATATCGTCCGACGCGCGACGTTTGCGGTGCAGGATGCTACCGATCGTCGCGCGGGAAACGCCGAACTCCAGCGCCAGGCGCGACTGCGACTCCTCGCTGCGGGCCAAGATCTCCCGGATCTGATCGTCGGTCAGTTTGCGCCTGCGCAGCCCGCTCACGCGGTTGCGTGCAGTCGTGGCCGCGCCCTTGATCTTGCCTGCGGCCGACGCCCGCTGCATCGCGGCTTTGCGGGTCATTACACTGAGGTGAGCGGGATGCACGCAGAGCGGCGTGCCGCACATGCAGGACGCCACGAACTTTCCCAGCGGCTTGCCTGCCATCGCCTCGACGATGGTGCGCCGCAGCGAGCGCGACGCTTTCGTCGGCGCGCCGAGGTAGTCGTAATGGCAGCGTGGCACTCGCGTAAACGCCACGCACGTCATCCCGGTCCAAATTAGGCACTCGCCCTCCTCCTCGGTGCGCGTCAACAGCAAGTTGCGCAGCGCGGGAGGCAGTCCGTCGATCAGTGCTTTCGTTTTCCTATCCATGTCTGTCCTCGTCGTCGGGGGCGCAATGATGCCATGCTTGCCGAGGCACGCAAAGCCCGCGTGGAATAGTGGGTTATTGTGTCGATTGTAGTTGACCTTCGTGGGCCATCGTGGCAACATCCGTCCGTCCCCAAACAAAACAGGAGCAGACGATGAGAATCAGCCAAGCCTACTACGACCCGGACTACGGCCCGTTCACGGGTCACCCCCATGACCCGAGGTATGACTACGAAGACATCGACCTCGACATCGAGGCGGCCAAAAACGAGATCGCCCGCACGCCGTTGTTCGTCGTCGACTGGCTTGCCCACGAGGCAACCGCCGACGAGACGCCCGTAGATCTGCTGATCGTGCCTGCCGAGTTGCAGCAGGCCACTGCCGATCAGTTGATCGCCCTGGTGTTCGCCGGCCACATTGACCGCATCATTCCCGCAGTGTATGAGTTGCGCGTGCGCTATTTGCGGGCTAAAGACGGCGACATCACGTCGCGGGCCTGGGAGCGCTACGAGGAAGACCTCAAGCGCGCCGAGTGCGACGATTCACACCTTTGGTTTTGAAGGGGCGCAGCATGATCTTAGAAACCGCCACCCAGCGCGATGACGACTGGTACGCCGCTAGGTGCGGCAAGGCCACTGCGTCCCGGTTCAAGGACGCGATGGCCACGCTGAAGAACGGCCAGCCCGCACAGGCCCAGCGCGACTACCTCACCGAACTGGTCGTCGAGCGCCTGACCGGCCAGCCCGTCCAGAAGTTCACCACTGCCGCCATGCTCTGGGGCACCGAGCAGGAAGCCGCAGCGCGTGCCGCCTACGAGCAGAGCACAGGCACTGAGGTCGAGGAGACGGGCTTTGTCGCCCACGACGTCCTGTACGCCGGCTGCAGCCCTGACGGCCTGGTGGACTGGGACGGCCTGATTGAGATCAAGTGCCCGTACAACAGTGCGGTCCACATTGAGACGCTGCTGGGCGGTATGCCGGCAGAGCACATGCCGCAGGTGCAGGGCCAGATGTGGATCACCGGCCGCCAGTGGTGCGACTTTGTGTCGTATGACCCGCGTATGCCTGAGCCGCTGCAGCTGTACGTCCAGCGCATCCCCGCCGACCCAAAAGCTATCGCCGACCTGGCGTTCGGGATCTCGGCTTTCCTCAAAGAGGTCGGCAGCAAAGTCGAGGCGCTGCGGCGTCTTGCGGAAGGAAAGCAATGAGCGACAAGAAGCGCACCTACACGCGCGTGATGAAGGCGTGGACTGTGATGGACGCAGAGGGCAACGAGCGACTGGTGCGGGCTTACACCGTGGCCGACGTGCTGCGTCACGTCACGCCGCAATTCGTGATCGCGCCCGCCACGCACGACGACATCATCAGCCTGATGGCCTCTGGCGTCATGGTGGAAACCGTGGGCCTGCCCGAAGCCGTACTGGCCGAAGAAGGCCCGGGCCTGACTGACTGATCACCACAGGGGCGGTTCGCCGCCCCGGAAAGCACACTATGAATTTCAGCAAAAACGAACGCGACGCGAAGCCGTCAATCGAAACTTCGCGCGCGAAGTTCCATCACGCGAATAACCTGCAGTACGGTCGCGGACGCTTGCTCTGGGCCGGCGCGCTGCACCGAGACAACGGTACTCAACTGCCGGAAGGCTGGGTTTTGCCAGGAGGGCGCAGGACTCAGGACGCCGAAGAGGCGTTGCGTGCAGCCCAGTACATTGATTCTATCTCTCGCTGAGGAACACGCCAATGAGCACCGCATTGATCCCCGTTGACCAAGTAGAGCGTATGGCGATGGCCGTCGCCAAGTCTGGCCTGTTCGGCGTCAAGACGCCAGACCAAGCGATGGCCCTGATGCTGATCGCGCAGGCCGAAGGAATGCACCCCGCCATCGCCGCCCGCGATTATCACGTCATCAACGGCCGACCCACGCTGCGCGCTGACGCCATGCTGGCGCGGTTCCAGCAGGCTGGTGGCCGCGTCGAATGGGGCGAGTACACCGACCGCAAGGTCGTCGGCACGTTCACCCACCCGCAGGGCGGCAGCGTTCGCATTGAGTGGACGACCGACATGGCCGTCAGCGCCGGTCTGACCCGCAACCCGACGTGGAAGTCCTATCCGCGCCAGATGCTGCGCGCCAGGTGCATCAGCGAGGGCATCCGCACCATCTACCCCGGCGTGGCCATCGGCACCTACACGCCAGAGGAAGCCGAGGACATGGCCCCGCAGCGCACGGTGCGCGATATGGGTGACGCAGAGGAGGTTGCGCCTCCCCCGCCTCCTGCCGCAATCGACGTGGACAAACTGGTGCAAAGCATCGAAAACGCCAGCACGCTGGAGTTCCTCGATCTGTTGCGCCCCGACATGCGCCGCGTGCCCAAGGGCAAGGAGCGCGACCGCGTGGTTGCCGCAGTGCAGCGCCGCGCCAACGAGATCCGCGCCGAGCAGGCACCGCCCGTGGACGCCGAGATCATTGACACCGAGGAGGGCGCGGTATGAACGAAGACGAACTGCTGACCACCGAAGAACTGGCCACCAGGTGGAAGGTCGCCGTGGGCACGCTGGAAAACTGGCGACACCAGGGCAAAGGCCCGACGTGGCTGAAGATCGGCGGCCAGGCCCGCTACCGCTTGGCCGACGTGCTGGCTTACGAGGCTGAGGCCGAGCGTTGATCGTGGTACATGGCCTGGCGAGGCGGGGCAAGGCGAGGCGATGCGCGGCGAAGCGTGGCAAGGCAAGGTACATGGCGAGGCTTGGCATGGCTGGGCGGGGCCCGGCAAGGCCCGGCAAGGCAAGGCATGGTACGTGGCGAGGCACGGCCTGGCGTGGCGATGCGCGGCGAGGCGTGGCATGGCCTGGCGAGGCTTGGCAAGGCAAGGTACGCGGCACGGCAAGGCAAGGCATGGTACGTGGCGAGGCTTGGCTAGGCAAGGCGAGGCGTGGCGAGGCGCGGCGAGGCAAGGCGTGGCGAGGCGTGGCAGGGCAATTTCGCCCAAATGTGAGTGTGTTTTAACCAACGGAGATTTGACGTGAAACTGATCAACATTGAAATTCGTGGCATTCAACCTCTTCTGATGCACCGTTTCGGCGAGGAAGCGGAAACCTCCAGCAGTGGCAAGGCGCGCGGCGTTGTGCAGAACCGAGGCACCCCACGCGAGCAGGCGGAGAAGGTTGCCTACCGGCACCCCGATGGCACGTTCTACATCAGCGCGTTCGCCATCCCCAACGCGATGGGGGCGGCCGGCACGAACTACAAAATGCCCGGGTCGCGCAAGTCGATGCGGTTTATCGTGCCCAGTGCGATTCGCATCTTTGAGCCCACCATCACGGTGATGAACGGCTCCGGCCCCGCTACCGATTACGAGGTGGACTCACGGCCGGTCACGATCCCCGCCACCAAGGGTCGCGTGATGCGGCACCGCCCCAGGTTTGACTGCTGGGGGCTGAAGTTCAGCATCGGCGTGGACGATACTCTGATGAAGGTCGAAGACGCGCAGATGCTGCTGGAGCAGTCCGGCCTGAGCATTGGCATCGGCGACTTCCGCCCGGAGAAGCGTGGCCCGTTCGGCACTTTCCGCGTGACGCGTTTTGAGGAGCAAGCAGAGTGAACACCCGGATGCTGCGCCGCGCACGCGCCCTGTGGGCATCCGGCGACCGCCGGACGGATCGACACAACACCCGGCAGTGGATCCGCGCGATCCGCTTGCTGGGTGACCGTTGGCTGCTGGCGGTGCCGGCAAGGAGGATCAAATGACCGACAGAAACTGCTGCGACGGCCTGTGCGAACAGGGCCGCTCTTGCCCGTACCGCGAGGCCTGTACGCTGGAGGACTCGCCTCGGCCGAAGCGCGACGTGGTGTTTGAGGTGCTGTGCTGGGTGGCCGCTGCGGTCACCATTGCTGCGCTGGCTGTGGCGCTGGGGGTGGCGGGATGAGTAACCTACGAACCGCCGCCCAACAGGCGCTGGAGGCGATGGAGTACCACGTTGAGCAAACGCGGTCTATTTGGAAGACAAGCCAAGCAATTGACGCCCTCCGCGCCGCGCTGGCGCAGCAGGATGAGCCAAAGGGAGGGGGCAATTTGCCACCCCCCCTTGCAGGCAGAGCCGGTGCCGCAGCAGAGCGCGAGAAAGTCGCCCACTGGATGCGCAGCATGGGCTACGCCACCGGCCACGGCGACACCATCGAAGACCTGCTGGACCACCTCGGCACGCAGATTTCGGAAGGCTTGGAGGTTGAGGCGGTCATCCGCGCAAGGAGCAAGCCATGAAGCAACGCACCCGCATCCGCAAGATGAAAGCCCATCTCTACCCGTGGTGGATTTACGCGGCCCGCAGGCGCAAGATGATTGCAGACTGGCGAGCCGTTGCACGCAAAATCAGTGATGCGCTGCGTGATGTGTATGGGAGCGTCGCATGACCCTCCCCGCCGCCGTTGCCCGCTGCCTGGGCACTGACCTGCCAGAGTGCGCAACCTGCCGACGCCGCACCGACCCGCCGCATGAGCGGCAGACATGGACTGGTCCCTGGGAACTGGAGGGCGTTCCGTGCGAAATGAGGATACCAAGTGACCAGAATTGCACCCAATCGGTCAAAAATCGTGGACATGCTGGGGCTGTTGGTCCGCGCACCGCGCACGATAGCCGAGCTATCTGAGTTGACGGGCATGGACCGCACCGCGCTGCACTGGTGGCTGCGCCTCATGAAAGAGGAGGGCTTGTTGCGCTGCGAAAAAGTCAGCAGGCACCACGTCTACCACTGGAACCATCCAGATGCCTAAGTCATCCAAACCCCGCATCTCGCCGAGCAACGGATTGTCCGCAGGATGGAATGCGGGCAGATGCGCGTGCTGGAGCCTATATTAGCGCACACTCCGCCGCCCTGCGCTTAACCAGTCCCGGCAACACTCGGCCGCCACCTCGAGTCCAGCGCATCAGCTGCTCTTTCGCGCCCTGCCAGTCACCCGCATTCACCACGCGCCGCAGCGTAGACGTCTGGAGCCGGCCGACGCCCAAGTTGTAGCAGAAGTCCACCAGCGCGTTGAACACGCGCTCGTTGGCGGCCGCCGCAGGGCAGGCCCGCAGTACGCCAGGTGCGTAGGTATGCCGCAGTTCGTGGATCAGCCACTCCTCGGCCAGCGCCTTGGATATCGGCAGATCCTGCATCGTCACCTTCTGGCCACCGGGCTTGTAGACCGTGCCGTAGCCGATGGTGGCGTACCCAGCCGGGCAGATGTAGGGCTTCGACGAAAAGCCCTCGAAATGGCGGCAGAGGTCTGCCGCGAGGTCGAGTTTCACAGGCCCCTCTTGGACAGGGTGCGGTCGAGGAACCAGTAGTTGAGCGTCCCCGCCACCAGCGCGCTGAAGTCCGGGCTCATCGCCAGCTTGAACACTTGCTCGGGCGGCATCCCGGCCCGCCAAGACTGCCACGCGAACCAGACATGCACGAACGACCAGATCAGCAAGATCCAGTACGTGACGATGGGCCTGACGCTCGCCGACAGACTGGCCGCCCACCCGCCTGCGGCCTTCACCATCTGCGTCTGCTGCTGGATGGCGGCGTTGAACGCATCCATTGCGCCAGTGTCGACAGCGGCCTCGCGCTGCGCCCCGATCTCGGCCAGCTTCTGTTCGCCGCGCTGCTGCTCAAGGGCGCACTGGCGGTCGAACATGCTGTACTCATGGTTGCGCTCGTTCTTCTTGTCGAGCCACTTCAGCACCTCGGGCGCAAGGCGGAACACGCCGCCCAGCAGACTGCCGAGAACACCGCCACCAAGGATTTCAAGCATCGTCCTTCTCCTTGCACTTCGACTTGCCGTTGCCGCTGGCCATGACCCCGCCCAGTGCGCCTGCGATGAAAGTCGCCAATGGGGTGATCAGCTTGAAGAACTCACTGTCCGCTGGGGCCAGCGCATCGAGCGGTTGCGTGACGAAGACTAGGGAGTACAGTACCACGCCCACGATGATAGCCAGCAGCAGCGCCAGCGTCACGCCGACGATGAAGCGCAGCCACGCGTCGAGGTCACTTTTGCGGTCCATTGGTCATCATCTCCGCGCAGGTTCTGGTGGCCTTGCAGGCCTCAAGTTGGCACTCGGGATTCCCGGCATTGGCCGGGTCTTGGCATGGGTAGCGGAAGCGGTCCTCGCACCCTACCACCGTCAGCAGCACAAACAGAATGAGCCATCGCATCACATTTTCCTCGATGCAATCGCCGCCATCAGAACGACGCCAATCAACGACAGACCGATGACCGCAACCATCAGTGCAACCAAAATCGCTTGAACGACTTCTTTGCGTCGAGCAACCTTCAGCCGCTCCTGCAACTCCTCGGCTTCTCGCTCCCTGCGCTGCCGAGACTGAAACTCCAGCCAGTCTTGCCACAGGCCAGGACGGCCTTGGTAGATCATCAGAATCTTGAGGTCTTCTTCCTGCTGGCGCAGTTTCTCAAGTGCCCAGAACTCTTCGCTGCCGTTGCCCTTCTGGCTGGCCCGCTTTGAGATCTCGCTCTTCAGGCCAAAGTACTCGCCGAGCTTCGAGCCCGCCGCCAGGATGTCACCACCGTTGCTGATGGCCTCTTTGATTACTGCGTAGGCGGCGTTGGCTGCGGCGAGTTCTGCCAGCATCTTATGTCCGCTTGTCTGCCTTTTCGTCCAACTTGTCGAAGATCTTGCTCAGCATCTGCTTGATCTCCGCGACATCGGCCTTGTAGTCTTCCTTCGTGACGTACAACCTCGGCATCTGACGCACGTCTTTGTCCAGCATCCGGATCGACTGGTAGATGTTGTTCAGTATCCAGCCGCCCATGCCGCCTGCCAGCGTGACGGCCACGTTGAATAGGGTTTGGGTGTCCATGTCACTGAGTGAGGGCGTTGCGGTTGCGGACTGGTTCAATCAATTCATTTTGGCCGGAAAGCAATCCTCTGGCAGACATGATTGGAATATTTGCCAGTGGCGACTCAAGAACAGAAGGTTCTCGCCCAAGACGCATTTGTTGCGATAGGCGACCAATGTCGCGCTGTTTGAGGCGCGTAGCAAGTTCACGCGACGTTAGGCCTGCAGTGGCGACGGCGGCTCCATACGGCGCAACGGCTGCGAAAATTGCTGCAGCGGGCGTCATCGGAGTGAACTTGCCGGCAACGTTGAGCATGTCTTGCATCTTTCCGCCTTTAGCCGCCGCTTCAATAGCCTTGCGTTCATCGGCCGTAAACACCCTCATGCGTTTGTCGTTTCGCGCCAAGGAAGAAAGCTGGCGACTAAGGGACGCAACCTTGCTGGCCGTGTCAAGTTCCGCCTTTTCAATCATGTCGGTAAAAATTTCGCTTTTTTTCATCTTTGCGTAGTCGGCGCGCGCTTCATTCCACGACTTAATGGCGGTTTTATCGCCACCAACAATTGCGCTTGGCGGAGCGTTCAAGACGTAATCATCGAATGCGTCAAGCAATTCATGAGAAATTAGCCTCTCTTGCGCGTCCGCGCTTTTGCCTGCGCCGGCAATCATCTTTCGCAACGCCTGCAATTCAGCAACATCTTTTGGCCCACCTTTAACCATTTCGCCAATCACTGCGGAAATTTTTGGATACGCCGCGGGGACGTAACCCGACGAAACACGAAGCTGCGCCGGCAAAGAATTTGCAAATTGGCGAAATTGAGAGTTAGAAAGCTGCAATCCTGACTGTTGAAGAATGTCGTAGTTTGCTTTAGACCGACCCTTCAGTTCAGCTTCCGTAGGCGCCGCCTCGCGTTTGGTGGCTCGCAATCCGGGAATCGCTGCGGTTGCAACCCCAGCGACAACGCCAGCCAAAGGGCTGTCAGTGGCCTCAGCAGTGCCTTGCGCCGCAGCGCCGGCGGCGGGCGCGGCCAAAACCTGCGTCAGAGGCACGCGGCTTACTTCGCGTCCTATGGCGCCGGCGCCTCCGGCCATTTGCGCCATGCGTTGCCCTGCGGCAACTTGTGGCACCGTGCCGCCAAGCGCAGAGCCAGCGGCCTCTACCATGCGCTCGACCGAAGTTTCGGCACGCGGCCCGGGAAGGCGTTCAGAAATGGCCTGCGACAACGGCTTTACATCCCTGCCAGTGATGCCTCGGTATGCGCTTGCCAGCGCATCTGCGGCGGGGACGTACAGAGAGCCGGCCAACGCACCAATTGCGGCGCCAGGCGGGCCGCCGATGGCGGCGCCTAATGCGCCACCAGCAGTGGCGCCTAGTGCCCCAGGCGCAGCGCCGCGAGCAGCAATACCAGTCTGGCGGACAGCGCGTTCCATTACGGTCGGCGGCGGTGCCAAATGCTGCATTACTTCATCTGCCGAATAGCCGCTTTCCAGAGCTTTTCCGATGTTGGGATCTCTTTGTTTGAGAAAATCCGCAATATCCGAGTCGGAATAACCGGCGCGCCGGGCTGAATTAATTTGATCACGCAAGTCGGCCACGGCTATTTCCCAAGATTTGCAGGACGCGGACCCAATATTTGCTCTAGCGAAGGTCGGCCAGTTGGCTCTGCCGCAGCATCAGAAAACTGTTTCATTGACGGATGTTCAAAAATAGACTTGCTTCCTTCTCCGGCAAGCCATTCTTCTTCCGCGCCATCGTAAGTTCCATTTTTCCGATAGTATGCGGAATACGCTTTTTGCTGCGCTGATGCCATTTCCGCCTGAGCCTTGGCGACGGCAAGAATGAATTTGTTTGCCGCAGTAGTGTTCCCAAGCCTGACAAAAGATTCCTCAATGCGTTTTGCGTCGTTTTCTGTTTGCGGGCCTTTTTGATCCAACTGGCGGTCAAGCAAAACGTTTCTTGCTGCTGACAAAAATGCCTGTGAATTGGTGGCGTATTTTTCTGCCGAAGGAACTCCGAGCGAAGCAAGCACAGATGCTGCAACGCCAATAGTTTCCGTTCCAAACCCAGTTGTAAAACCTCTGTCAAGAACGCGCTGTGCGCCTTCAATTGATGTCAAAGATCGCCTAGCGTTTCTGGCAGTCTGTGAAACTTGATCGTAGTCTTTCACTAATTGTTGTGCGCGGGCAACTTTTTCTGCTTTTTCTGTAGCCAAATTAAGCGATGTGTTCGGAGCGCCAGCTTTGCGCAATCCAGTCAGGTACTCGTAAAACGACCCCTTAAACCCGCCTTTGAGCGCTGTTTCGTAATTCTTTTCGTCAGACGTTCTGGTATCTTGCGGCGCCCTACTAAATTCTTCAAACTGCCGATAACCTTCTTGGGTTTCCGGAAAACCAAATTGCCGCATCAGGCGTAATTTTTCCGGTACGGGTTGCGGCTTTTCCGCAAACGGCGCCATCGCACTTGCAACCCTAGCGCCAGCTTGCCCGCTTGCCGCCAGTTGCGCCAGTTGCCGCGGCGTCGTCCTAAAGCCTGCGGGCTGACCCTGCGTAGCCATGCTCGGCGCGGTAGCCGGCATAGGAGGCGCAGTGACCGCCTGACTCGGGACAGAAGGCTGCGCCGCAGCGGGCTGTGCCATCGCGTTTGCGGACGGCGCGGCAGCCATAGCATTTACGCCAGTCGGCTCGGTGGCCTGTTGGCCAAGCCCCATGCCGCCAAGCGCCGCTTCTATTTGCTTTCGCTCGTTGTCTGCGGCAATTAGCCTTGCGCCTTCTTCAGTTTTGCCAACGCGCACCATCAAGGCGCCAAGCTCGCCAAGGTTGATGTTATGCCCGCGAGAGCGCATGAAATCTTCAATCTCAGCCGCACCGCGAGCCGCAACCGCACGCTGCTTCATCTGCTGCATCGCATTCAGCGTCGGCTGGATCTTGGCGAACGACTCAAACTGCGACTCCGGCTGATACCGGATCTGCGGAATGTTTCGCGCTTGCGAGATGATGCTTGCGTCAATCGGCATGTCAGCCCCCAACGCCGACGGAGCGGCCGTAGATGTCTATAAACTTTCCGAACAACTGATTCTGCTGCTGCTGGTTCTGGTAGTTCTGATAGGCGCCTACAGCGCCACCGACGCCACCCATGTAACCGCTGGTGCGATTGATCCGCCCCGCCGCTAGTGCATTCGCGCCCTGAGACATCGTTTCCCCTGCCGTCTGGCCAAACTGCTGGGCCGCAGAGCCCAACTGACCGCCGACAGTTTGCCCCAATCCGGCGATGTTGGCTAGCCGGTTGTACGCGTTGCCGTACTCGCCCGAGGCGAAGTCCTGCGCGTACCGCTGGCCTGCCTTGATCGCCCCGCCAGACAGCATGTTGCCCCGCGCGGCCTGCACGCGCTCCAGCGCTTTCATGCCCTCGCCCAAGCGGAAAGCGTAGCCGGGGTCCATGTCCAGCAGTTGCTGGGGCTGGGCGGGTTGGCCGTCGAGGCCCATCACGCCGGCCAAGCGGTTCAGCGCAGACTCGCCACGCGCGCGATACGGCTCCAGCAGGCTTTTCTGGTAATCAAACTGATCTTGCTGCAGTTTGAGAGCGTTTGCCGCCGACTGCGCTTGGATGTTTGCCGCGTCTTTCGCCGCCTGGCCCGTCAGATACCCGCCTGCCAAGCTGCCGAACGCACCCAGCGCCGCAGCGCCTGCGGGCGTGCCGATGTACTTGAGGAAGTCGTCGACGACGGGGATGCCGGTGAGGCCGGCAGTAGCGCCACCCGCAGTGACAGCGCCCGCACCAGCGCCGCCTGCTGCGCCCGTGATGATTGCGCCTGTGCCGCCGCCGACATCAGTGCCGCCTAGCACGTCAGAGCCGCCGCCTAGCGTGAGGTTGGGGTCTAGTCCTGCAATATCGGCTGCAGTCATCTGGCCGCCCAC